CCGTAGTCTCGGCAATCATTCCGCCCAGGCCAGCAGCACCGGCAATCGCGGCGGCAGTTGCCATACGCTCTGCCTGCTGTGCGGCGGCGGCGCGGTCGATGCCTTCTTGTGCCGCAGACAGAATGTCATCGCGGCGGATGCGGTTGAGGTCGGTGTTCTGATTGCGGAGGTTCAGCGTCCGGCCAGAGGCCAGTTGGTTGAACGACGAATTCGACTTGTCGTAGTCCAGTCCACGGTTGTAGCTGGGGAACGATGTCGGCTCCATGGCCGGGATGTCCTGGGTGGACAGGCCACGCAACGACATGCCGATATCGGGATCCCGGGAGACAGGAGGATCAAAGCCACGCAACGCCTGAACGACGCCCATGCTCTCAGGGTCAAACGACACGGAACGAAGAGCGGATTCCACAGCATCGGCAGAATCCATCCGGCCGGCGGCACGCAGCGCAGCGGCGGCGTCCTGCATCTGAAGCATTTCCACAACCGTGCGTGGAGCGCGAAACGGCATAGCCATTATTTCTTTCCCTTCTTGGGCAGATCGGCCAACTCACCGTCGCTGGGAAGATCGTCGTCTTCAACCATGGGCGTATTCGGCTTGCCGTGCATCTCTTCGTCCAGGTCGGCAAGATCGTTCTTGGGAGGAGCCTTGGACTTCTTATCCAGCGAGGACAGGATTTCCTTCTCCTCGGAGTCAGAGGCGATAAGCAGCTTCTTCACCATGCGCCGCAGGGCAGCGTTGGTGAGGTCGTCTAAGTCGAAGTCGATCTTGGCCATTAGCGGAGTAACCCTCCTAAGAGACTGAGCATCTGGCCCTGCGACTGAAGCGCGGCCATTTGGTTTGCGTATTGGTTCTGCTGCTGAAGTGCCCCAAGCGACTGTGCCTGGGCTTCCTGCGCCTGATTCGCTTGGAGACCGGACAGGGCGTTGTAGTTCTGGTTCTGGAGATTGCCTGAGTACGCCTGGGCAATGCCGTCCGCGAGCCCCTTGGCGGCGTCGATGCCCGCCTGATTCCATTGCCCCGCACCACGGGAGAACCCCGGGCGGTCGTATTGCTTTGCTGCAAAACGCGGATCACCAGCGGCCAGGGCCTGAGCCATCTGGTTGTTGAACTGCGCCTGGATGCGCTGCTGCGGAATGCCGGTCGGCGGTGCGGTGTTGATGGCGACTTGGTTCATCGGAAGAGCCCCGAGAGAAGACCGCTCACATTCCCCATGCGGGAGTTCGCCAAGGAGTTCTGGTTCTGTTGGGCCTGCGACATCTGCTGAAGACCCTGAAGGACAAGCTGACGTTCAGCGTCCTGCTGCTTCAGGGCGTAGTCGTTCGCAGCCTTTGCTTGCTCAATGCCATAGGCAGCGTTGTTCACGCCCATCTGCGCCCGCAGCATGTCGTCATGCGTTGACCCGTAGCGCGTGAACGGACTCTGCGGCGCCGGCGTTGGCAGGCCATGCGGAGCGGAGAACGGCAGTGTGGTGTTGTAGGTGAGCATCAGGCGTAGGGGATGTTGTCCAGTCGCTTCTGCCAGTTGTCGATGTACGGCTGCCAGTTGTAATTGCCGGGAGCGCCACGCATGTCGGCAATCCTGTCCATCGCAGCGTTTCGCTGGTTGTAGAGCGAAGCGGCACGCTGCTGTTGGGCTTGCTGGAGCGGCGTCTGGAACAGGTTCAGGCCACCAATCGACTTGTCAAACAACTTGTCTAGCGCCGACACTCCGGACTGGAAACCAGAACCCAACGAACCAACCACGGAGCCGACGTTGGTGTTAGCGTTGCCAAAGCCCTCTGCCAGACGGCCAGTGTTGGCGTTGATGTCGCCGCGAGTCGTATTGAATGCAGAACGCATGTCACGCGCGTAACCAGGAAGCGCAGCCATCGTGGTGCCGAATCCGCCCATGAGGTCGCGCTGGGCACCGCCGATGTTCCGTGACGCATCCTGATAGCCGGACGACAGTTGACCGAGAATGCCGCCGTAGTTCACGCGGTTGGCCGGGTTGTTCTGCGTGGCGTAGTACTGATTCATGCCGCCGCCGATTTGGCCGTAGGCATCGCGGCCCATGGTCAGCAGGCCACTGAGCGTCTGCCCGAGCATCTGGCTTGGCATGTCGCGCGACGAGTAGTGCTGCGCGTTTAACCGATCCATGGAGTCGGTGTAGTTGGCATTCATGGAGCCCGTGATGTCGGACGCCATGAGGTTGTCCTGGAGGCGGCTTAAACCACCGTAAGCCGGGGTGCCCATGGATTGCAGTTGGCTGGTGTCGGATACGCGCGTCCCGTAGCCGCTCATTCCACCGCCGCCGCCGCCGTACGAACCAGAGGCAATGGTGCCCCCAGGCCCGGTGGCAGAGAATCCGTCACCGCCACCGCCGCCACCGCCAAATCCGAAAGAGATGTTGCCAAGCGCAGACGCCGCACCAAGGCGACCGCCAAGATCGGCGTATGCCCCACCCATGCCTCCGAGCGCAGCATTGCGGCTCGCGGCAGCCTGGGCCAAGGCGGTCTGGTTGGAGCTTCCAAGACCGGCAAGAGCTTGGTTGTAGGCTTGCTGGTTCTGGGCCCATGCACCGAGAGCGCTGTTGGCTGCCTGACCGTACGATCCAAGAGAGGCGGTGCCGATGTTGCCAAGAGCCGCCTGACGCGCGGCTTCAGCGGTAGCGTTGGCGTTGTAGAACCCGGATCGCTCAGACGCCATCGCCTTCCCGATCTCGCCCAGCGCACCGGCATATCCGCCGTACGCTCCTGTGTAGGCGTTCCCAAGGCCCTGGAGACCTTGGCCGAGATAGCCGAAGGTCTGGGCGCCGCTCTTACCAAGCTCGCCAAGCCCTTGGGTGTAGGCACCCATTGTGCCGGCGAGGGCGTTGTTGGCGCCAGTCAGGCCACCGGAGTAGGCGCCGTAGTTGTTGGAGTACGCCGTGCCCTGGTTCCCCAGGCCCTGCATGTAGCTAGAGCCCATATTGCCGATGGCTCCGGCAAAATTACCGGCCGCCCCCATCGCGGATCCAACAACGTCGGCAACGGCCTTGGAGTCGGGCGTGTAGTACCCCCTAAAGCCGCCAGCGCTGAACGATTGCGGGCCGAATAAAGACTGTAAAGCCATGCGTGTCTCCTACCTACTAATGTCCTACGGGGCGTAGGCGCCTTCGTAGCTGGCGTTTACTTCGGTGCAGACTCGCCTCGCCTTAACAAACTGCACCGTGACCTGCCCTGACGCCTCGCATGTTTCAGGGTCGATGTATACGCTGACGGGATAGGTTTTTTCCGATACTTCGACTGATTCGGCAAACTTTGGTTTCAGTTCTTTGACAAAGGTCTTTGTCCGCAGCGAACCGATGCCCGCCCCGTCTCGCCCGTCCCTTCCCGCTGCACCCGCTGCGCCAGCCGCCCCTGCTTGGCCCGCCGCACCAGCCGCACCAGCCGCACCAGCAGCCCCGGCGGCGCCTGCTGCACCAGCGGCCCCGGCCTGGCCGTCGCGGCCATCGATTCCATTAGCACCAGCAGCGCCTGGATTGCCAGGAGCGCCAGAAGGCCCGCCAAGCCCGTCCAATCCGTCGCGCCCATCCCGTCCATCGACGCCGCTGACGCCGTCAAACCCGTCTCTCCCAGCGCGGCCAGGGTCTCCCGGAAGTCCGGGAGGATTGATGATGATGTCGCCGTAGTCGAAGTTCGTGTTGTAGGTCGGGTTGTTGTAGACGGAGTTGATTACATCACTGCCGCCGCCACCGCCTCCATCTCCCAGGTAGTTGTTGACGTACTCGTTGTATTCGTTGACGCTTGGCGGGTAGCCGTCGTACACGCCGTTGCGATTGGTTGCGTTCGACCAAGAGTCTGGGCGAACAAGGATGTCGCCGCGATGGGTGAGCGTCTGGTTGCAGTTGCCGAGCGCCTGCGTCAGTTGCTTCAGCGCCGCTGGTGGAAGAACCCCGGCCAGCGCGCGTGTCACGGCCGGCATGGCTGAAGTCAGCATTACTCAGCCCCCTGGACTTTCATGGCGTAGAATGCAATGGCATCGCCGGATTGGTCGCCGGAGAGTGCCACGGCGATGTGCCGGTCACCGCCAGACGACTTGTCGTCCAGCCGGCCGGCGTAGTTGGCCTGGGCGTAGCCGTTCGCCTCCTGGAGCGCAGAGCGAGTCTTGCTCATGTCCAGCGAGGATGACGTTGCGCCGGCCACAAACCCACTTCCGGGATTGTGGGCTATCGCATTCGGCCGCGCAGTCGGGGAGTTGTTGTAATGCAACCCAATGCTTGCCGTTTCGGTCGTGGCGGTCGGCTTGTACAACAGCGAGATCGCCCGGGACGGGTCATTGGACAAGGCGAGATTCCCCGTCCTGATGGAGTACGGCACTGGGGTGCCGGAGTCCGTAAGGCCGGAGGACTTCAGGAATGCCCCGCCATTGGTCGCGAGCATGATCACAGCCTTGGCTGCGATTGCACTTGTGCATGCAGCCGTGATCGGCTGGGCGTACGTCTCCTCCCACCACGCCTTGGTGTTGAAGCAGTAGCACAACGCGCGTGTCGGGGCGCTGTCGGCCGACTTGCAGTAGAAGAACCTCGCCGTCATGGTGGACGGGTCGCAGCGAACGTGGAACTTGTCGGACTTTGAAAAGTCAATGACGCCATTGCGCCAGTAGTCGTCAACGGGAACGGAGATCGCCTCGGCGTTGTTGCCGTCGAACGCATACATTCCGTAGGTATCCACCATCACGGCCACGCCATTCAGTACATCGCTGCATGCCTGCGATAGCAGCCCGCGATACGCAACCAGCATCATGGAGGCGTCGATCACCGGCTGCGACACGTAGGTCAACGCATACAGATGCGTCGATTGGGCGATGAGAAGCTGCGACCCCAGTGGCACAAGACCGACAACCCTGTCGGGCTCCTGCGTGTTCTCTTGGAGAATTAGTTCGTTCTCCGCCGGCACGCTTTCTGGTTCGTCAATCTCGGAGTACAGCAGGGAGTTTGGTCTGTCTCCAGATGTGTCCACTGCGAACCATGCCCGGTCTTGGAACATGGCCGCGACTGCAAGGTCACCAGGAATCACACCGAACCGCCGGGCGTTGACCTGACCAGACGGCAGGACAACGGGCATCACGCCAAAGCCTTCTCGCTTTGTGTCTTGGAGATCCGGATCAGAAAAGGAGTCAACGTACGTTCCGGAGAACTCCGGGTCCGTGCGTTTGAAGGTCGCCACGCGGTACAGCGCCACGGCCTGATCGGCCGATGATCTCCACAACTCCACGGACGCCACGCGATCATCCAGGCCGTAGTGAGACAGCGTCCATGTCAGAGAGTCGGATGGATCGGATACATCGATTTCCACCAACTCAGAGATGGACGACGGTATCGGTCCCTGCGATGTTTCTGGGGTGTCGTCCAGATAGCGGATGGCGCACTGGTACTTCCCCTGGAGCGGCTGGGCGATGGTCGCCTGGGCCTTTGCGGCGGTGTTCAAAACCAACGCCGTGGGAGGAGTGGCGTACCTCCCGCCCGAGACCATGGACACGCCAGAGATGTTGCCGGTGGCATTGGCATACACGGTGGCCGCTGCGCCGGAGCCAGTCGTATCACTTGGGGAGGCGCGGAACGTCAGCACGGGCGCGGTGTAATACCCGCTGCCGCTAGACGCCACTGTCACACCAGAGACCTCAAACACCGGCTTCACTGTCACCAGGGCACCGCTTCCTGCTCCTCCCGTGACCGTGGCAGTAACCGTCGCCGCAGTCAGTCCAGTGCCTTCTGAAAGAACGCTGACTGATTGAATGCCACCGTCTGAATCGATAGACACGGACGCCAGGGCGTCGGTTAATCCCCCGGTGGTTGCAAACGAGACACGCGGTGGAGGGATGCGAATTGATGATTGCGGCAGATTCGCAGTGAGGATGTTGGTCGAACCGCCAGTGGTCGTCGCGGCGGTGAACGTGTTTCCGCCAACCGTGACAGCGTAGTAGTCAACGTCAATCGTCACGCCAGCCGTACTGGCGCCGAGCGACGAGAACGAAAAGGTGCTGCCCGCCAGAAGTCCGTGGCGGGGGGAAGTGAATACCCCGGATGACGAGACGCCCGTGCATGTGGACGCAGTAGTGTAGCCGCGACCAGAAGCGACGACGGCGACTTCGGACACGCGGCCCAGGCAGGCGACCGTGAACGAAGCGTCGTTTCCGATGCCGCCCGTGAACGCAATGGTTGGGTTTGTAGCGTACCCAGCGCCGCGATTGGTTACCACAACGCGGGACACGCGGCCATTGGCGACCACTGCCCGGGCAGTAGCCTGAGTCGTTGGAGTTCCGCCGGAGATTACGACGGACGGCGGGCCGAAGTACCCTGCCCCGCCCTGCACCATCTGCACGGCCGACAGATATCCTCCGCTAGAAGACGAGGACGCCGTGACGGCGGGCCCAACAGCGGGCTTTTGCAGTCCCACGGGTTCGACGGAAGCGTCGGTGCCGTTCCACCTGAATCCTCGCCCCATGCCGTCCACGCCGTACATGTCGTTGAACCGGCCCTTAAAGAACGTCACTGGGCGGAGGGAGCCCGTGTACGCAAACGCCGTCGCCGCGGCCCCCGTCCCACCAGCAAAGACCGTGGCAGCGCCGGACGACGCGAACGATGTTGTGGCAATAACCGCCTGCGTGGCGTTTGCAAACTCCGTGATTGTGTTGGCGAATGTCCCGGCTGTGATTCGGGCGTACGTGGAAGCGACTGTCGATGCGAACGTGATCGTCCCGGATGTGGTCCCGGCTGTGAACGAACTGATGGTCACAGCTTGGGACGCAACGGAAAATGAGATTGTCGGGGACGAAGTGAAGCCGGACCCTCCAGACCGGATTGCCACGCCGGAAATGCGGCCGTTGTCCAAGTGAGCGTGGGCGGTCACGCCAGTGCCGCCAGCGATGACGACTGTCGGCGGAACCGCATAGCCAGTCCCGCCAGTGAGGACGGAGATTTTGACAAGCGACCCCGTGGAGCGTGCGCCGATCTGCATTACGACGGCCCTCTGGCGACAAACAGAACGCCGCTAGAGTTCTGGTAGACAACGCTCTCAGTGGTTCCTGGATACCGAAATGCTTTGACGATGGACTGCGTCGATCCTGTGTGGCTGGAGAACGACACGGAGGTTGTTCCCGGACGCACCACAATCTGGCCAGGGGAAATGACCTGGAGATTGACCTGTGTGACTGCTGCCCCGGGCGGGATTGCGTACGGGCTTGCATTCGTGACAAGCCCGGCCCACTTCTCAATGACGATCATGTGCCCTCATCGGGTTTGAGGGGGCTTCTCCAGCCTCCGTCATGCCACACTTCCCTGGACCGGCCGGAGAGCGGGGCAAGCTGGTCCATCTCCATAGCCAGACGGAGATCACGCTGGTACATGGCAAAGGCGTTGTCAGGCTTCTGGTTGCGGATCCGCGCCAGCCAGTACTCCGCCGCAGAGTAGATGACGTTGTGCATGTGCGGCGGAACGTCGATTGGGTCCGTGATGAGATACTTGGTGGATCCCGCAATAGTCCCAGAGGCTTCGGTTGTCGCGGATGTGGCCGACGCAACGTCGGTGATCTTCGATTCCGAGAACCACGGCGTGATCGATGTGATCGGGCCGGGAATGTTTGTGGTGTCACCGACACGGAGGATGGAGCCGATCATTCCAGGAGAGAACTGCGTGCTTGTGCCCGTGACTGCGGTGGTGGAGCGGGCAATCGTTCCGGCACGGCAGGAGGTTTCGTGACCAGAGAACCGCAAGCCCCTGGCCGTCCTTCGGTAGATGAAATCAATCGTCTCGGCCTGCGTCGGATAGCCCAAGAGTTTAATCGCCCAGCCATCGGACGCCGGGTCTTTGATGACAGTCCAGTGGTACGGGGCACCGGAGGAGTTGGCCACCCGCTCCAACTTCATCGCAATGTCCGGAGTCACATACAGGCCGGACCACCAGTTGAATTCGTCGGACGGCTCATCCAGGTTCCGGAAATCCACGGGGAGCGGGTAGGTCACCCGATACAGGGTGTACGCCGTGCCGGCCGCGATGTTCCCAGTGAACCCGATATCCAGGGTGGCGACCGTGCTGGACGAGGTGGACAAAATTCGCCCGATTGTGTCCCCAATGCGGATATGGGCGCCAGAGACCCAGGAAGGCCACGTAGCGCCCGTCAGGGTCACCGTGGACCCGGACACCTGTACAGTGCCAGTGCCCTGCGGGAGGCTTGTAATGAGCCGTCCGTGGACATGGTAGTACGCCCAGTCGCGAATCTGGGTAACTTCCGCGTAAGACCGCTGCACGGCCGTCCGGATGTCCCGCTGTTCCGCGTCCTGGGGCCCGCCGAAGGACGACGTAATCAGGTGTTCGACAACGTCAAAATAGGTAAGCATGACCTCTCCGGTGCCTACCTACTACTGTCCCTCCACGGCCTTAGGTTCGCTCAAGAGCGCACCGGCGGCTCAGGTAGAGGCTTCCAGTGGGTGACCTCCACGCCGAACGTGTCGCCCTCAATCCAGTGCCATAGTCCCTCAAATCTCTCGGCAGTAAAGGTATGGAGCCCGTCGTTTGCCAGCACCCGCACATCGTCGGCTGGCAAACTTTCAGTCACGGGAATCCAGCGTGGCTCGTTCATGTCTCTCTCTGATTTCAGTAGTGAACTACCGAAGTTCTTTCGGTAGTTGCTCTCTCTGCGGCGTGTACGGAAACTGTCACTTTCCGACAGTTCGTGTTCAGTGAAGCAGGTTTACCAGTTCGTGCGGCACCATCGCCCGCACCGCCTGTAGATCGTGCGTGGCGTCGACAGACGGCGTGCCATGTTTCAGCCGCCCCCTGCAATGCTCATCGATCTCCTCCAGGGCGATCAGCGCGTCCCGCCCGGCCAGAGCGTAGCGGTGGGCTCGCTCATCGTCGGGGTCGCTGAGATCGAACTTTAGGATGGCGATCACGGATATACCGACGGTGTATTTGCACGCTGCAAACCGAAGAACATTCTATCGCCCGGTCTAGCAGGCGCAATGCCATCTAGCGTCCGGTTTCGTGGCCGCTATTCTGTAAGGAATTCGCACCAGTTTTTCTACGAAATAACGTGACGATCTCGGCGGAAGTTGGCCGGAACTTTGGCCGTCTCCTGGTGCAATAGCGCAACTACCGAACTTCTTTCGGTAGTTCACTCTCTTGTGGGGAGACGGCAATTCACTCCGGCTCGCTCACCGCTGCCATGTACGCTTCGCGGTCAATCTCTTCGACGGCACCGCTGGCGAGCAACTGCGGAAGCAAATCGACCGCAACCGTGTAGGCACAGAACGAGTCATCCACCGCCAAGACGATCCGGCCCTGTGCGTCACGCGGAGCGGTCGCCGCTGGTTCAATGCAGGTCACAGTGCCCGCGTCGTTTGGCAAGCCCCATGCGGCATCCAGCGACAGGCGGGCCTGTTCGTAGACGGCGTCGGCAGAGCGGAGGTATCTCATAGCACCGGAGCTAAAAGTTTGTATTTCGCTCCCAGCCATTGCACAACACGCGCCCTCTCAGCATCAGATAAAACCCTGGAGTAGATAATCACTTCAGCAATGCGGGCGGGGAAGTAGTCTGAAAAAGCGTTTCGACCAAGCGCACCAACGGTAAAACGGTTAAGTGTAAACGCTCCGCTCCTACCGGCGGTGGCAACGCTGACGCTGCCGTTGACCGGCACGGCACTTATTCTACCGTCGCCTAAACCATTCATCGCGGTATGAACGCGGCTTACGCTCGGTGATGCACTAGCAATGGTGCTTATCGATGCCGAATATATGAAACTGTCAATCGCTGTCCCTTCGCCTGCGCCATCACCAGACGGCAAATCATGGTTGGGGTTGTTTTGCGTTACCGAAGCGTCGTTTCGCGCATTGATTCCCGGGCCGCTGTTGGCCGTAGGCGTGCGGAAATAGATGAACTGCGCTGCGCTGGCAGACGATCCCCAGCTAACCCAAGTGCCCTGAGAGTTGATTGCCCATTCCGCTGCATTGTGCATCTCGCCCACAATGAACGTCGTTGTAGCCTTGTCGCCGCTCATCGCCGCGCCTAGCCCAGTGCCATCGGAAACCAGGTAGTCGTTTGTGCCGTCAAAATCAATGCACGCACGGCCCCCGATGGTGCCCGTTCTTGCTGGTTGGTTATTGCCCGTAGACTGCGACACCGAATAGCCGTTGCCGCTCTTGTCTCGCCACTCGCTAACGGCAGACCCGGAAAGCGTGAAGGTGCTGGCATCATCGGCGTCGAACCAAGCAGCAAGCCCGCTAATGTTCTTCGGGTTGAAGCCCCCAGCGGCTCTGGGCCTCAATAAACGGGCTGACATCGGCATGGGAGTGCGCTCTTGTGGTGAGAGACGGAAACTAGCCCTTCACCGACACCGTCATGGCGCAGGTGGTGGCACCGACGACGACGGGGGCGACGTAGGCAAAGCCGAAGCAGGCGTCCGGAATCGGATGTGCGCCAACGGTCACGGCAGTTGTCAGGGCAGAGCCGTCAGCGTAGATGCGGACGGGGGTGTCTTCGGCCCCTGCGGAAACGTGCCAGTTAATCTGGGTGGCACCGTTGGTGCTACCGATAAGGACGCCGCCGCCGGCATACCGACCAAACGGGAATCGCGGCGTGGTAGTAGCGGCAGAAGACCCGGCCGTGATGGTGGCCCCAGTGTGGAAACGCTCAATCTCGCTCATGTTCGCCCTTTCGCTTTGTAGGCATGTTTGTCGATGAATCGCTCCCGCACTTCCCCGGCCTTGGCTCCAGGGTTCCTGCGGAGTTCCTTCCTGACCTCTTCGGCCACGATCTTTTCGTTGATCAGCTTCCGCTTCGGGGCGGCAGGACCGGGGTCATAATTCACTGTCCCCGCTACGGACATGCGGCGCTTCTTGGCCACTCGCAGGACATCGTCGTTGGACGAGACCCACGCCTCCGGGTCTTGCCACCGTCGCTTGTCGGCCAGACCGCCGCAGTAGTATTTGCCGGAGATATTGATCCCGGCTGCCTTGGCCTCTTTGATCATCCACTTCGCGGATTCGGCAGGCATGTCATCCAACTGCTGGTTGTTCATGCGGCCCTGCATGAACGCTCGGTCGGAGCCTTTGGTCCCGGGAGCGATCTGGAGCGCGCACATTTCCGCGAACCGCTCCCCATACTGAAGGGCGTTCTTGTAGACCTCCACAGCCTCTCGGCCGCGATCACTGATTTGCTGGGGGATTTGCATTGGCTTGTTCTTGTGGCGGCTGTTCTGGTGGAGTTCCAGGCGGCGGGCCCTGGGGAGGAGGTGGAATCATGTAGCGAGCGACATCGACTTGCATGGCCTTGCCCCAGTCTTCCAAGAGAGCATTGAAGAGTTCCGGCCTGCCGGCCTGGAGCAACCCTTGGGAAATGGGTGCAAGGATCTGCATGGCGTTGGTGATGTTTTCGATGCGGGTCGCGATGTTGGGCTTTCTCGCGGATCCGGCTTCGACGCGGTACGAATACTCGCGGACGATGCTGTCCGGGTTCTCTCCCTGAACGTGCATGCCCCATGCCTGTGCGGCCATCGGGCCCAGGAGCGGTTCGACATCTTGGGGATAAATCAGCCATCGGGCACACAGGGCTTCCTTGCGTGCGACCTCCGAGAGAGCGTCTTCCAGAATCGAAGCGTAGTCGTCCGGCCGTACCGAAATCTGTTCCGCCTTCACCTGGGCCTCTGCGGCTGATCGGAACTGGTTCCTGGTCATTCCGTAAACCAGCTCAGTCAGACCCACACGCCGATCAAAGAGTGCCGTGACCTCTGCGATGATCTGGTACATGTCCTGGGTCACCCCGGGCATGTTGAAGACCGAGATCACATCGTTGACCGACCGACCGACCGCCTCTGAGATTTCGACAATGTTGAAGCCCTTCTCCGACTTCTCCAGGATCTTCGACTTCAGGTCTTGGTCCGCAGCCTTGGATACGCCGATCAGCGTCTGCGATGAAGTCGCCACGCGGGTCGCGAGGAAGCTCATCGCCCAATTAATGAATCTCAATTCCCCGATACCAGGACGGATCAAAGAGACCGGCCATGAGTATCCAGGCTTGCCGTGCCATGCGAGCAAGGTGAACGGCCAGCCGCCCGGTTCTGCCCAGAATGGAATCGGCCATTGGGCGGCAAGGAACATCTGCTGAGACACGCCTGTTTCGTCTACCGGCTCCTGGAGCATGGGGAGCGGCATGTTCAGCGGGAACTCAACGCCTTCGGAGACGGCGAGGTAGCAGTTGGGCCCCATGGCGTCGAACTTGCCACGGAGGTCTTTGTCGGAGTCCTTCAGCCGGTCACCGAAGCCGGTCTTAGAATAGATTTCCCAATAGCAGATGATGTCGTTCGTTTGGCCGTTGCGGCGCTTGTTCTCATAGCCGCGTTCCTTCTCGTCCGACCGAGAGGCATACGATTCCAGGTGGCCCTTCAGATCGTCGCGGGACAGGCCAAACTTCGCCGCCACTTCATCGATGGGCTGAATACGCTTGCGGGCACACCAGCGGATGTCCTCAAACTCATCAGCGTCCGGATCCCAGACGAGGTTGTCCACGGAGTCGTAGAAGGAGCCGGCGAACTTCACTGCACTTCCAGGAGGGGAGTACAGTTCGTGCCACCACACGCCAGCGCCTTTGATGAACGCCTCTTCGACAACCTTCCGGGAATGCTGCTTCAGGTTCAGTTCGTTGGGCGTGTAGTTCAGGTACTGCTCCAGGAGCGCAGCGATGATCTTGCGGCGTTCGTAGTTGAACTGCTGCTGCTCCATGCCCTGCTGGTAAGCCATCATGCCCTGGTCCGGCATCATTACCGGCTGGCCGTCCGGACCCATGACAGGACCGTTGGGCCCCATTTGCGGAACCGGCGGCTGTGGGAAAATCCCCAGGAGTGGCGCCGGGACGATGGGGTAGTCCTTCGGCGTCACTGCCCGGGTGGGATTCCGGTGATGGATGACCGACGTAAAGAGACGGACCGCCTCCCAAACGCGGTTCACGCAGATTCGCACGGCAGGAAGATCAATCCCCTTGGCATAGGCACGGGCCTGTTCAGGGCCCCACATGGCCTCCGGATCAGAGGCGTAGAACCCCAGAGCTTCTTTTGCATCGTCACTGAAAGGTCGCTTATAGGTCTGCGCCATCTTTATCAGCTTTAACCAGCCGGCAGTGATTGGCGCAAGTGGATTATCAGTACTCATCCGACCACCTTCCAGGACTCGCCGCGATGCAGCATCGCCTCTAGTAGCTCTACGCGCTTTTGCAAGGCCCACACCTTGCGGTTGTGGTCAGCGTGCAGTTTCTGGTGTTTGCCACTTTGGACAACAACGAGGTTTTCCCATCGATTGTCGTCCTTAATGCCGTTCAAATGATGCACTTCTTCCTTGCGGCCAAGCATGCGGCCAAGATGCTCTGAGGCCACAAGGCGATGCTCTAACACGTAGCCCTTTCGGCACGCCATCGGATGGCCGGGCTTTAGCAAATGCACATATCCAGCACTGCTTTTAAGCCTGCCGCCCTTCCAGAACGGATTATTGCTGCCTCGCAAAGCCCACCCTGTCGGCCTAGAGATTCCGAGACCGCGCACGCGATTTTTGATTGGGCTTGTGCTGCAATTAAAAATCGCAGCTATCTCCCTGCAACTAAACCCCTGGTCTAGGTACAGCGCAATTAATCGCTCATCAGTGAGGTCTTTCAGGATGCCCTTGTACTGCTTTACCGTGTGACCAGCAGCCTTCAGCGCCCGCGACAGCGAGTGGACAGATTTGGGCATTCCTGGCATTCGTGCGATCTTGGTTAGCGAAATGCCGCTGGCATGCATTGCAGCCACCGCATCTACGTCGAATTGGGATGTTTCTGCCATGAACGCTCCTACTTCTTAGTGTCCTTTTCCGCCCGCTTCTCCAGCAGGGCGACACGCTCCGAGAGGATGGCCAACTGCCCGGCCGGCTTGTGCTGCCAAAAGCCGTAGGACTTCCACGCCGGGAACTCATTCACGCCCGGGTCATCGACATGGTGGACGGACGGCTTTTCCGTGCCACCGTAGCCGGGGGCGATGGCCCACAGCGTCAGCGTCCTGGCAGAGACATCCGTGACCAAGGCCGGAACCGGCTTGGCACCCTCATGGGCTTGGTACAGGACGAAC